TGTTCCACCAATCCAAGACTGGTCTACGTTAAATATTGTTTTTCCCAATTTAAAAAACTTCCTATTAGATTAATCTTAGATTTATGAGAAAGATTAATTGTTTTATCTAAATAAACATTGAAACCTAAGTCTTTGATTTTTTTACAGGCTACATAGTCTTCAGAATACATTTGACCATCTTTTACAACTACTTCAAAAACATTTTTACAAAGACTCTTGTCATCTTCATAACTTTCATTTGTATTCCAGAGGGAATCAATAACTTTTCTAGACATCTTTAAGAATCCAAAACCAATACCATCAACTTCTATCACATCTCCACTAATTAAATTAGAAACCTTTGCAACATACATTTCTTTCATTGTTTTTCTTCTATACGTTGCACCAATTACATCTAGTGGGCTACTAACTAATTTTAAAAGATCTTTTGGATTCCACTCAATATCTGAATCAATCCAGACTACACAATCATAGTCTTTGTGGTAGGCATTGAAAAATAATTTATTTCTTGCACTTTGAACAATGGCTTCTCCATTTACATAAAGATGATCTAGAGTGTATCCATTATTATTTAAAAGTATTGCTGAATTTGCAAGACTTGAAGAATATTCTATAGAAACAGAGCCATCATAAGATGGTGTAAGTATTGCTACTCTTTTCATTATTCCCCTTTAATAAAAGAAAGTTCATGTTTATGCCAAGCATCTACCATTCTATAAAAGTCTTCAAACTTTCCAAAGTTAAATATTTTATCATCAACAAATGGAATTAAAAAAGCAGACCTAATTGTAATGCTTTCTTTTTCTAAATCTATAACATCTCCAAATGGATGTAATGCTAGTCCAATATTTATACTGACTGCTCCATCATAAACATCTTCTGGAAAAATATACTTATTTGGTCTACCAGTTCTTTCTTGCATCATTTCATATGTTCTTGCAAGTTTTCTAATATACTCATTAAGCTTTTCTGAATCCAGCATTATTCATAACTCTTTCTTTGCCAAAGTTCATTTTTATACCATCCAGTAATTTTGTTTCTTGGACTAAATCCTAACTGAGTTAGTTTAGGATCTTCAACTCTTTCTTTTTTCCAATCTTCTCTTTTGAATGGAAGCATTTGCAATATGGGAGTACCAGCTTCAATTATTCCAGAAAAACTTTTTTTAAGTGCAAAAGGTACGCCACCAGTTCCGATTCCTCTATCAGCATCCACAATGCCACTAGTTGCAAGAGTTGGCAAATCTAATCTATTAAAAGGCTGAGTAACTAAAACACTATATCCTTTTGGTGCTCTAAATGGATATCTAATTTCCCAAGCTTGTAAGAATGGAGTATATCCTTCAGCAGTGGGAATAGATTCTGCTGTTGATTTTCCTCTAGGAGTAAGCGGTGGAATGTCGCTAGTCCATTTCATTGTAAAGTTATCTTCACTAGTCCACTCAACCAAGATATCACAATGTAGTTTTATAATGTAACCAGAAGTAAGGGTATCTAAAAATGGCATGCATGCTTTTACACTCATGTTTGCTGCACCATCTTCACTTATGTTTATCTTGTCTCCAACAGAGTATCTAGATAAATCTTTGTACCATTTTGGTATAAGTTCTTTTGCTGGAACTGGTTCTGGACAATTATTAGCAATTTGTGCGTTTTCTGACCAAACTTCAAATATCTTTTTATTACTTTTCATTTCCAAACTTTCTTTGTTCTAAAAAAGGTCTTATACCTATTCTGAATCTTTCTTTTAGCATTTTGCCAAATAACATATTCAAGTGCTTCATCAGCTTCCAAAATTTTATGAGACCAGTTTTCTCTTTTAAATGGAATCATCTGAATTATTGGAGTATTATAATCTATAATTCCTTCAAAACCTTTTTTAATAAAGAAAGGAAAGTTTACTGAAGAAGGATGCTTGTCCGTATCAACAATAGCTGGAATGCAATAAAATGGCAAGTCGTCTCTCATAGCTGGTGTCATAAAAATAGTTGAATATCCTGGTGGAGTTTTTACTATCCAAGGATTAATAAACTTTAGTGCAAATCCAGAGAAATATTCTTCTGGAACAGAAAATTTATTAAACTGTTCTTTTGAATGAGACTCAATTAAACTTATTCCATCAATTGACCAAGAAGATTCTGGAGCACCAAAATCATTATTTTTAATCAATATTTCTGCTGGTGCTTTAATAACATACCCAGCAGTCATCAAATCAAATACTGGCATACAAGCTTTAATTGTTCTTGCTGTTGTTCCAGTTTTAGAATCAATAGCCATGCTATTACCAATATTTAAATTTTGATCTTTATACCATTGTGGAAGAACTGTAGAAGCTAAAACTGGAGAGTCAAATATTTTTGAATACCCATTTTTAGCTGCCACAAATTCTATAACTGGTTCTTTAGCCACTAAACTGCCATTCTTCTGCTTGTTTGATCAACTTTTCTTTTTCAAGTCTTTGCTCTTCCTCTTTTTTAAGAGCTTCATTCTTAATGTAGATAGCTGATGATACTGTTTGTAAAAGTCTAACATAAGCCATAGTTTTTGTCAAATGGTTCATTGAACCATTTTCTAAAGACAAAAGTTCTTCTTCTACAGCATCTCTTAGCCCATTTTTAACATCTGCAACTAAATTTGAAAAGTTATCTTTTGATATATTGCAAAAGTATTCAAACTTTTCATAGCTAGAAATGTCAACAAACTCAGTATCTGATACTGCAAAAAGAATTTTATCATCTACAAGTATTTTTTTATACGCCATTTTTTCCTCCTTATTATTATATTTTTATATAAAACATTGCTGTTACATAGTCTGGTATTGCTGTTTGAACTACTGGTGTTGTTGTTATAGAAACAGTATGAGTATGACTTGTTCCTGTAGCAGTATACATATTTCCATCTGCATAGTGATCGTGTTCTGTATATGCTCCAAAACCTACTGTTGGAACATATCCACTATGACCATGATATCTTCCTGCAGCAGACTGGTTTCCATCAACTTTTCCAACAGGCTGATTTACTGGAGCATTAGATGATCCAAAATAAAATCCTCCCATATAATGTGCATGATATTCTCCAACTGCAACTGCAGTAGCTGTCCAATAATGACCATGATCAAATGTTGCATTACCTGCTGTAGTTGTAGCTGGAGTAGTATCAACATGGTTATGGGTATTTGTTCCAGCAGATGCATTTAATGCTTGAGCATTTTTCATGGCTATAAATTTAACAGAGTTATTTAAAAGCGGAACGGTAAAGGTTGTTGTAGCAGATTGTAAATCTGTACTTCCAGCTAAATAGGCAGTTCCTCCATATATATCACTAATAACTCTATGAAGATTTCTATAAGTATAGGTATTTAAAGATCTTCCATCGCATGGCACAAGCCCAATTTCATCAATATTAGACAAAAATGATCCATGACCATATGAAATTATAGATCCTACTGGGATAAAGCTATTTATGCTTGCATCAATATCATAACCAGAATCTGTTGTTAAATCCATATTTGCCATATTTATATTATATCCTAACTAAGTCTTTATAAAATAATTTACAACAAAGCTTGGTGGAATTATTGATGTGCTTGTGCTATTTACAGCTGTAAAAGATCCTGTATGAGAATGTGCCTGAGAAGCATTTCCAATTCCCGTATTCATTCCATGACCATGATCATTGCCTGTAGGGTTGCTAGAGTTTCCGCCAGAATTAACAGCATGGTAATGACCAGCTCCAGAAGCACCACCAGAAGAAAATCCAGTCTTATTTGCATTTAGTGGATTATTATCAGTTCCACCGCCACTGCCACCACCAGCAGGGGCATGGTTTATTGCATTATTATTTACATAATTATTTGTAGGATGTCCATGATCTACAGTTGTATTAGCTAGTCCATAGTTTGCTGAAGTAGAGTGCAGGTGGGCTGAAGATGATCCATAAGTTCCACTACCACTTGTTTTCTGGATAAGATATCTTGAAGATATATTTGGAAGCCTAAAGTATCCAACAGTCTCAGTTCCAAGATTATAGCTTGTTCCAATTGAAGTGTATAGGCTTTGATATTGTGTTATTAAAACTTCTTGACCGTTACAATTTAACCATCCACTGGGTACTGTAGATACTATGGAAGAAATTATTGCACCTGGTAAGAAAAATGGATTTTTACTTGTAGAAATTTGAACATTATCTTTAATTTTAAAACTACTCATATCATCCTGCCTTAATAATAAAATTTAAATAAATTGTTGGTGGAGTATTAATTGCTGTATTGGAAGAAATTGTTCCAGATCCACTTGAAGCAACTGTATGAAAATGAGTAGGAGCATTTGTATCATTTCTAGTAATATTTCCAGTATGTCCATGATTATATCCAGCATTGTTTGAGTTTCCTGCATATCCACCAGTTGAGTGAGCATGGTTTTGAGTTGTCATATTTTGAGAACTACCAGCTCTATAGTTAGCAACATTATTTCCATACCCATCAATTCCAACATCTACATTAGAGTAATGCCAGTGGTCAGTGTATACTGCATTAAAATTTGTTCCAACATTATGAGCATGTGATACTGCTGTATTTGCACTATTATTACCTGCATAAGAATATGTATGAGTATGATTATTTGCACCAGTATTTGTAGCAAGAGTTAAAGCTCCACTACCTTTTCCAATCAAATATCTTTCTCTTAAATCTGGAAGAGTATTTGAATTTCCAAGAAGAGCATACAGTTCTGGATAAGTTGTTTGAACAAAAGTTGACCCATTGCACAATAGCCATCCTGCAGGAGCAGTGGTTCCAGCATAGGTTAAAATTGTTCCAACATGTGGAAGAATTTCTAAATTATTTTCAGAAACTAAATCTTCTGAAACTTTTAAATTAGCCACTAGACTGTTACCGCCAATCGGTAGGCTTTAACTCCAACGGTAGAAGATCCAGCATTTGTAACAATAGCTGATATAACAACATTTGATCCACTTATTGCAGATGCCAGGGTAGCTGGAATTTGAACAGATCCACTATTTAAAATTGCATATTCTGTAGAAGAAACATTTGTTCCATCATTTACTACAAATAATTTAGAAGATCTATATCCAGTACCTTGCTGCATTTGAACAGTATATTCAGCGGTAGAGTATGCTGATTTTGAAAAGGTATCAATAGTAGTAGATGAATTAGTTGTAATTGTTGATTCTGCTACATTTGTATTTAAAGTAAGATTATATCTTTGAAGAGCATTTTGTAATGAACCATATGCAGACCAAGCTACCCCGTCCCACTGCCAGGAAAAACCATTTTCTGAATATATATCACCAATAGTTGGTGTGCTTGGAAATGCCATTATATATTACTCCTATTTACTAATACCATATTACCAGATGCCCGTCTCCACCATGATTTCCAGAAACTCCACCAAAACCTACATCTCCATAAGTACTTGATGTTCCATATGGATAGTCAATATCATCTACTCCTCCTGGAGTTCTGAAAGATCCTGAAATCATTATTGGATTTAGTGCTGAGGATATAATATATCCAGAGCCACCTCCACCACCTGGCATAGAGTTTCCTCCAGTATAAGCTCCAGCAGAACCACCAAAGTAACCTCCGCCTCCGCCTCCGCCATAAGGATTTCCAACACATGAACCA